CGCTGTTTCGCTACCAGCACCACCAGGGGCAACTCCATTACTAGGTTCAAATTGAATCCTAATACGGCCTCTATGGTATGCGGTGGCAACGATCTTGAATCTATAAATCAAAGATCCAGTCCAATATTGATAGAGAGAAGATGCATGTGACATAGGGGTAGGCCACACTGTATCTCCATTTCGTCTATACAATTGAGCTGGCGAATTTCCACACGCCCACAAAACATCATCTTGTGGATCTGAAGTACCCCAATCAAATGATGTCAAATATGACTCATGACTGAGAAAACTTTCTAGTGATAATTCATCAGTACCATCCAGTCCAACAGTTCTAGAATCTAGTGTCAATTCATTCTTGGGATCAAGGGTCAATTTAGGAGTTGGAGCGCCTATTTCTGAAGATGCGAATCCTCCAAATGGCAAATCCTTGAATGGTTGCACGTCGCTTATCACAGGCACGTTGGTATAACCGAACCAAGATGCCACACGAGAAAGAGCACCTGCACCGATCTCTGTTGCTCGCGCAAACGGGCCTATTACAGGAACATTTGATAACGCAGCGCTCGCTGTTGCAACTGCTGAAGCTACATTCGACACTGGTCCATCTCCATACTCATCTCTACCACTAGAAAAACGCGCCATATTGTCTCTAAAAGAACTCTTTGGTTGCCTTTTCTTACGAGACATATTTTTCGATCTCTTAGCTTGCAACACGACAGTAGGAGCAGATAACTCTAAATTTTCAATCCAACCATAACACCTAATGAACACTGCCGCACCTGCAACAGAATTAGCATTACGCAATGTAGTAGTAGAATCAATACGAATCTCACCCATCGTAGCAATCTCAGCAGCATTGTTCCTCATCCAATTTGCTTCGTTAAAGAAGGGGAGCGTCATCTCTCCTCCACTACTTGTGGATGGATGAATATAAATATGGGGTCTTTGGCTATAGGTTACCAACTGTTCATCGCCTGCAATAATAACTTGAGGTCCTGAATGGAGAGCTGGTTTAGGATTATAACTAATTAAACCAAGACCATAATAAAAAGGTGATGCCGATATAATAAATTTCAATTTAATATTACATCGAATCAAACCATAATTATCCAATTTCTTCTTAATGATAGGATCAGAAAGAATTAGAGTCCACGGATTAAACGTAGAAGCTGCAAATGCACCTTCACTCCACGTTGTTGTATGAATTAGCACAGGCCTCTCAGCAAAACCTCCTAAATCGAGGTCATTTAGTGCTGCACTATCATACGGAGAAACATTAGACGATTCGAATACAATCGATTCTCCAACCGAGCCGTCCGAGAATTTCAAATTGTGGACCTTCTCGTTCTCGGGGGGTGCAACCGTACTCAACGGTTGCTGTGCGACATTTTGGGTGTCGCCACCATTATTTTCAATATTTTCAGTAAGTACTATAAACAAATGAGAGAGTGTACTTATTATCTCTCAAGTTAAGATTTGGTTTGAGGTTGCCTACCTCTAGCTAAATAGCTATTCTGGGGATCGCCCAAGGCACGGGAACTGAATCGTCCGTTAATAATAATAAAGTAAAAATCAAAAAACACATAATTGTCACACATAAATATAAGATTCAGCTCTAGTTTTTGGTTACGACCTACTAGAAAGGCCGCCATTCAGTTATAAAACTGATTTGGCTTTTTCAGATACATCTCGGAATTGCTCCCATAGAAATGTATAGCTACGTAAAGGAACATCCTCAAAGTACGATTCCAAATCGCACTCTCCAATGACTTCACGAAGCATTTTAGTTTTTTCCTCAAAGATTTCCTCACCATAGTGCCACCACTCACGCTGGGCACTTCGGATAATCTCACTAATCTGCTCACTAGCAGTAATTGTTTTCGATTTCACATACACACAAAGCATCTTCTCGATACTAGTTTCGTCCAATGGTGCAGTATGTGTCTTCTCAGCTTCATTCCATAACCAACCGCGTTTTAAAAAACTCGCTTCGGATATGTTAATGTAGGGAATAGATGCAGACTCTTTATCTGCCATAGTGTAAGTAATGCCAACATTGGCTAAACTTTCACTGATGGTTGTATGATTGAAATTGGGGAAATAATCAGATGCGGACATAATATTATCGTCTCCATATGTCATCAATGATACTCCACTTGAGAAATCGGCCACATCATAGCCACACTCAATGAAAGTATAACGCATATACAAAGAATTTACAATAGAGTTGATAATAACGGTAAGAGGATGTCCTGAAGGATTTGATCCCCAGAATTTCACCAAATCTCCATTAAAATCAACAAGAGGATAAGAAGTATCCTGAGCAGCACACTGCATACTCAAGATATCTTCTTTAGTAAAATTACCACTTTCCTTAGCTAGCTCAATCAAAATTCGAAAGGCCTCCATGATCATACCAGGAGGCATTCGCTTATCATAAGCCTTATAATCTCCAGCAATAATTTTATCTTCACCATGTTTTGTAATGTGATCGTACATATCACTCCACTCCGTAGACGGAGCAACTGTACCAACACCACATTCAAAATCAAACTTAAAATTTTGGATCAGTCGAACATGACTCAAGAAAAGTTCACGAACA